ACCGACCGTGTTGGAGAGAGGCAGGTTGAAAAGACAGGGGGGGTAGCCGTCCTACCTAAAAAAACGCCTTGTGAGCGTGATCCTTTAGCACTATTACACGACTGGCAACAAGCAACTGCGTTCTCATAATTAACCACCAAGTCCGGCGCTTTACTTATTGGAATGATGTGATCAACTGTTGCTGCTGGTGCTGAGCAATAGAAGCATGACCATTGGTCGCGAGCCAGCACCTTCAACCTGAATGCTTTATAGTCTCGCGTTAATCTTGGATCACCACGCTTAGCCATTACAGATCACCATAACATGTATCACATATCAACCAGTCAAGCATACGCACCAACTCATCTACTATGACCTGCTCACCACATCGAGTGCAATTGCCATATTCCATTACTGCCAACCCTTAGTCTTTAGATGATGTAGTGCAGCACAGTAGTCTGGTATCTCATGATCTAAACCATAGCGCTTAGATACATAGTACCAATAAATATAGAACTGATAGTCATAAGGCTTACCTTGCATAGACTTAGAGCGCATCTGGTAATAGCCATAGTGTGATCCATTAACTGCATCTATATTCCATCGAGACTCTCGATAGATAATCTCGTTATGGCAATGATATTGCTTATCTGTTAGTTGCTTATTGGCTAATGCTTTTATGTTTTGTTTTGGCACTAATTGAGCCTCTGATGTCTCAGCGCTCAGCAGACATAGAGATCCCACCAACACTCCAGCAACCCACCGCGCTACGCCCTTACGGGCGCGGTCTGAGCCCTTGAGGGGCTCTTGCCTAGAGTGTAGCCTACGAGTCAAGCATGTGTATAACATGGGCGTGTCGTAAGCACGAAGTGAAGGAATGTACATTAGTTATCCACATCTGTTGATAAGTTATTTATCTGTAGAGTAAAAGCCAGAGCCCTTGAACTGGATGCCGAAGGATGAATATATCTTGCGCATAGGTTCATGGCAGAACCCACACTCAACATCATGTGGTTCATTTATCTTTAACTCTTTCTCGTAGCGTAAGTTGGCCTCGCATAGATCATTGGTACATTCGAACTCGTAGATCGGCATTACTTTTCGACCCCATGTTCAGTCTCCAAGTGATTAAGCATCATCCTGCTAACCTCTTTCTGACCAAGGAAGCCATAAGCCGATAACAGCGAATAACCGCAATAGCATGTGTGTGCAGCCTTAGGCAACACATTTCGTTCATCGCCTGCTTTAGGCATTACTGATCCTCCCGGCAGAACTTGCACCGCTCACCTAGCGCATATACGCCACAGTCTAAACATCGAGCGATGTCTGAGTCTTTAACTTCATCTTTACGGTCTTTATATCCTGCTTCTAGTAGTAACTCCACCAGATCGCTTAGACGCAGCATCGCAACATAATCCTCAGCATGCTCACCTTGTCCATTGAGTCTGAAAGTGGCGAACCCCAATAAGCCACTCTCTTTAGTACGACTCTCGATCTGGCGGAGTGTCCCCACTACATCGAGTCCTGTGCGCGCTTTAACCTCGCAGTCGAACGGGACATTGAGAATGTCGCGCCCAGAACCTCGACCTACTGAAGCACCTTCCCACCAGCGCCTCAGATACTCTGCAACCACACGCTCGGTGCGGAAGCCTCTATGCTTTCTACTTTGAGACACTAGACTCCAGCGTTACTGCATGGCAGTCTGGGCATGACCAAGTAAAGCCAGCAGTTAAAGATCCGCCGGTAATAACTATCTCAGATACATCGAACTCTCGGTTGCATAGACAGCATCTAGTGGTAATCCCTGAAGCCTTGATAGTCTCTCTAATAGATTTATAGTGTTCAATTACATCGACATCTGGGAATGACTCCCATTCGCCGTCTTGGTTCATGAACTGTAAGCCGCTCATTGACCTTCACGCACCTTCCAAGTGCCGTTAGGTTCGAGGTTGTACCAAAGTACATCCTTACATGCGAAGCAACTGAAGTTAGCCCAAGGCTTATTATTCTTAGCGCTTACGCCTGTTTTCCAACTCATCGGCTTATGGTCATGGCAGTTACGACATAGAGGAATGTCCTTGTCGATCTTAACTCCGCCCAATACTTCCTTTACCAGATCAACTGCCTCGGCTGCTGTTGGCGCTTCGCTAACTTGCTTAACAGTCCAAGGATCATCCTCGACTGGTGTTGTGATCTTATCTGCTAACTTCTCAGCGAACGGTTTAGGTTCTGCTGCTTTAACTTTAGACATCTCCTCGCGGCTAGGGCGTTTGCCTTTCGAAGCATAGCCTGCGTTAGCCAGAGCCCGACCGATCGCACTCGTTTCGCAATTTTCAAGCGCCGAAGTAGAATTAACTCCTCGCGTGCTGACGGTTTCCTCTGCATAGCCAGTTGTCCAAGCCTGTGCATCCACTTCAGTTCTATAAATAGCAGCCTTAACAATAAATCGCTGAAGCGTTGACTCAACCAAAGCAGTTTCAATTCGACCATCAGGATGTTCCTTCCAGAACTTAACTAGGCGTTCCTCTACTGTTTCGTAATCCTCTAAATTAAACATAAAGATCATTCTCCTCTGTGTGAAGTTGCCCGGCTATGGCAACATACGCCGCGAGATCGACGTAAGTGTCTGTCTTTGCAGTTTCCATGCTTCTTGCGACTTTGACCAACGCCATACACATTGCAACCTGATAATCAGTAACGGGCATCTCCAAGTATGAACTCCAGAGTGCGGCTGTGCGCGACATATTATCGCTAGGATGTCCGTAGTCTTGCCCACGGTCTTGGATGGTTGCTCTTGCTTCGTTGAGGTAATCACGGGCGTTCATGCTCTTACCTTATCGCGCTGCTCGTAGAACTTACGAACTGCTTTGCGGCCTTCGATGTAGCCTGTGTTAACGCCCATGGTATAAAACCAGACAACGCTCAGAACCCAAAGGCTCATCATAATTCCAATTTCATAGATATTCATTTACTGCCCTTCTAGTGCGCCCTTCGCACCTTCTTGGCATAAGTGTTGCATAAATATCTGACTATTCAACGGTGTTTAGATAACGAAACGGTAACAATTCTCCGTCATCCATAGCGTCATCTATTGTGCGCTTGATGTCGTTATCGAGATCGTCCATACCGGCGGCCAGCAACTACGAATGTGCCGTCCTTTTCAATGTTAATTAAGGTTACTTGGCTGTCCTCAACGATGATAAAAGCCTGCTGCCAGTTCATAGTTCCCTTGGTATAGCCAGCCTTGCGCACATCCATTAAATGCCCACCTTCGACCCCACGCAGAATGCGCCCTATTTTGCCCCCAGAAGCCTCTGTGAAGGCCGATGATCCTGCTCTGTGTGTGTGTCCACAAACTACGCTTAAACCGTGCCTACGGGCTGCCCCAAGGGCTGTAAGACCAGCGTTAGGGTTGATGCCCTGTTCGTCTCCATGAACTGCCACCCAGCCCTTAGCAAAGGCGTATGGCTTCTTATGGTAAGTAATGCCTAATTCATCTAAACGCATGAAGCGCTCAAACTTCAACTCTGGCAACGCTAAGAATGCTGGGATCTTTTTCATGATTACATTGTAAAGACGATCCGTATGATTACTTCTTATCATGTGAGCCTCTTTAGCATGCTCGACTAGAGACCAAAGAACCTCAACTGCCTGATCTCTATCCTCGGCTAGTGTCTGCTCGTACCAGCCCGGCGTTCCATCTGACCATCGGCTGATCTGTGGGAGGTCGATTTCATCTCCCAATGTAACCACGCTATCTGGGCGGTATGCCTTAATAAAAGATGCAACATTGCGGACAGCAACTTCATCGTGATATGGAACTTGTAGATCGGGAACGATTACAGTTCTTTTCATTGTTAATCCTCGTCATCGTCATCGTCATAGGGGATGCGGTCGGGTAGTTGTGGCAGCCAATTAGGTGCAGGCAAGATAGTTGCCGGGTAAGTAGCAGGTTCTAGCAAGATGCAAAGCGCAGTCTCAACATCGAACCCTGCTCGTCTAAGCGATTTATAGTATTCATTTAGCCCGATGCAGTACTGATCGAGCATAGAGTATGCCTCTAAGTCGATAGCCTTTTTACGCGCCATGATTAAATTATCGCTCTAGAAGTATGTTGTAGATCTCATCGACACGCGAATTAAGTCGCTTAATCTCCGACAGCAAGTGAGTGATCACATAGCCAGCCAAGCCACCCACTATCGCAAGAGTAGCAATATAAAGGTTGAGGAGGTCTGTCTGAGTCATTTTTTAGGAGTCGCATATCCGAATACCCCAGCGAGTACAGCCCATAGAATTGAGCGGTAATCTGCTGCGAAGTTAGATGCAGCCCAAGCAGATAGGAAAGCACCTACTGTTAGGACTAAAGGGTTTTTCATATTCATTCTGTTCCTCCTAGTAACGGTATATTAAAGAACGAACCATCTTGATCACCTTTGATACTGAATGAGACATGCATGTGATGGCGATGCTTGTTAATCCCAGTATAAGTTCGCCAGCGCCAAGCGCTCTTGGCTGAACAGATCTTGGCTTCAAATATGATGTATTTGATCCGCTTGTCTGTCTTGGCAAGGAGTCGAAGTTGATCAGCAATATCGGGCATGAGGTCAGGTTTTGCCTTACCAGAGACATCTCGATCGAGGTCGATCGCTCTAACATTCCCAGTCGATGCACAAGGTATGTGATCGCTAGTGCCGCCTGCACGA